TCAGCGCTCGCCGCCCCCGGGCGCACTGATTGCTGTTCCATCGACAAGACGCAATCTCTTTCCGCTTGTACAACCCGTAACTGCGGCGCGTACAGCAAGTGTTTGTGCGGCAAGTATGCCAAACCAGTCGGCGGCATTCCGCAGCCGCTTCAGGAGAGCCACGTCAGATAATGTTGCAACGTCATGGAGCTGAGCCCATGCAGTGACTTCACGTAATGACATCCCCCCGGGGCCGTAAGCCAGCCCCAGACGTAGCAGAGTTGCAGCATCACGAATTTCGCGGCGGCGGGTTAGAGCCCCGGCATTACGTGCCGAAGTATCCAGTTCTTCGGGCTTACCAATATGGGCCAGAATTGCTGACCAGTTATCGTGAGAGTAATTCATCGGCACGTTAAATCATATCAGGCGTAATACCACAACCCTTAAGTTAGCGCTTATGGGGAGAAATCCCTCGCCACCTCTGATGTGTCAGGCATCCTCAACGCACCCGCACTTAACCCGCTTCGGCGGGTTTTTTATTGGTTGACAAAATTATGAATATGCACCAATATCTTGGTTGACAAAAGTCGTTTTTTGCACGGATTAGGCGGAGAAGTGTCTATGCAGAACCATCCATTCCCTTGGGAGTTCTTTCCTGAGTTAACAGAGGATCGTTTAACCATTATAGCTGAGGAGTTGCTCAGGATACAGGATATTACTCATGAGTTATTGTCATCGCCCTATGATGATAATTACACTCGTGGTGGTTGTACATTTGGGCGTCAGCGGCAGGCGTTGCTACAAATGTGCATACGAAAGACATATGACTGGTTAAGACTACTTAATCCTGGCATGGATCTTACGTTTTCAATTGGGAATGTCCCTATTCGTTTCTTTACTGATGACGCAGATAACCCCAAGAAACGCGGTTTTTTCAAAAGAAATGATGCTGATCGACTCTTTGAGTCAGAGGAGACCACTCCAACTATGCATCGCTTTGTGGTTGAAAAGCCTGAATTTGAAGGCGAGGGTGGTAGAGTCATTTTTAATGGCTATAACGTGTTTGGTGAGATCGTGTCAACTTGGACATATGGTGCGGACCGTGTTGTTATGCTGAACTCTGTCGATGATGTACCTCCAGCACCGGTACCTATCGAACTAGAACCTATCAGTGCGTCTAAGACTGAGAAGGAAAAGAAACAAAATAGCAAATAGTGGGTGAAATGTGTTTAACGGTACTAATTTAAGACTTGCTCGTCTGTATCACGAGCTATCTCTGGAGCAGGTTGCTGAGAAGGTTGAAAAAACACGCCAGTATGTACAGCGACTGGAGTCTGGTTCAGCTACTCCATCCCCAGAGCTTATAAATAAATTAGCCGAGGTTTTGCGCGTGAAGCCCGCCTTTTTCGAAGGGCAGGAACATTCTCCTGTTAATGAAGAGATTGTACATTTTCGTAAACGCGCCTCGACAAGGATGTCAACGAAGCTATCAACACTCGCTAAGGCTGAGTTTTATCGTCGTTTTATTGATGTATTTGAAGATAACCTTAATTTGTCACCTGTTCGATTTCCTGAATTTCGTGTCCATACACAAGAAGATATCGAGCGAGCGGCAGAAAAATGTCGTATTGAGTGGGGCTTAGGCTTTGGCCCAATTGAAAATATGACTCGCCTTGCCGAGAAACTTGGGGCGTTTGTTACTTCATTTGACTCCGTTTCGGATGAAGTAGATGCACTGTCTGTTCCTCTACGAAGGCCTTTTATTGTTCGAAATACAGCTAAAAATTCACCTTGTAGGCAACGCTTTGATATTGCTCATGAGGTTGCCCATTTGATTCTTCATGAAGGAATTTCTACTGGGGATAGATTAACTGAATCCCAGGCAAACCGCTTTGCCTCTGCTCTGTTGCTTCCCAGAACGTCGATGGCGAAATATTTTCCAAGACCTGTGGGGGGGAGGATAAATTGGCAGGGACTAAGCCAATTTAAGTTGACATGGAAAGTAAGTAAGGCTGCCATTGTTTACAGGGCTCATCAATTAGGACTTTTGACTGATGAGCAGTACAGAACTGCATTTATGGGGTTGAAACGGAAAGGGGAAGCTATTGATGAAAAAGAAGATTATCTAATCCCTCATGAGCGTCCTGAGTTATTCCGTCGGGCTTTATCGTTTTTATTTGAAGAGTTAGGATACGACCCACAGCGTATAGCTGATGAAATGGATATAGAAGTGGACATTTTTTATGAGTTAGTAGGAGATGATCTTCCTGCGGTTCATGAACTGCCAGGAAGTGGTGATGTTGTTTCACTACAATCTTACCGAACTCTTAGAGGCAAAATTCACTAGGCATAACCCGCTTCGGCGGGTTTTGTTTTTTCTGAGCATCCTGGTTTACAATTCGCACGTCAGCCTGAACACCTGACACCTGCTGCGCCAGCAGAGAAAACCAATGGCGCACAATACCAAACATCACAATTCTGATAATCTCGCCGTCCTTGCCAGCAGGCGCGGGCGGCGTTCTCATGCATTCAAATCTGACTGGTTCCAGCATGATCCATGCACTGAAGAACAGGCCGAATGGCTGATTCAGAACTACCGCAGACGTGGTTACGAGTTTCAGAAAGACCTCAGCCTCGACTTCCGACACTGGATCATCTCAGTCAGACTGCCTTACTCTGAACGCCCACCGCGTCCGTCCCGCACATTCCAGCAACGGATCTGGAGGTAACGTGCGGGTATTACTTCGACCGGTTCTGGTACCGGAACTCGGGCTGGTGGTCCTTAAGCCAGGTCGTGAATCCATGCAGGTATTTCACAATCCCCGGGTGCTGGTGGAGCCGGAACCAAAAAGCATGCGCAGTCTGCCGTCCGGGGTCGTGCCTGCCGTTCGCCAGCCGTTGGTGGAAGACAAAACATTGCTGCCGTTTTTCAGTAACGCACGGGTGATTCGTGCTGCTGGTGGTGCTGGTGCATTGTCTGACTGGCTGTTGCGCCATATTAAATCCTGCCAGTGGCCACACGGCGATTATCATCACAGCGAAACCGTCATTCACCGTTATGGTACCGGCGCAATGGTGTTGTGTTGGCACTGCGACAACCAGTTGCGTGACCAGACAGCCGAATCACTAGAGCAACTTGCTCATCAAAACCTGGCAGCATGGATGATTGACGTCATCGGTCACGCAATAAGCGGTACGCAGGAGCGTGAATTATCTCTGGCTGAATTATCCTGGTGGGCGGTCCGCAATCAGGTGGCGGACGCGCTACCGGAAGCGGTATTACGTCGTTCGCTGGGGTTGCGTGCGGAAAAAATCCGCTCAATGTACCGTGAAAGCGACATCGTACCGGGAGAGCAGACCGCCACCAGCATACTGAAGCAGCGCACAAAAAATCTTGCGCCGCTGCCTCACGCCCACCAGCAAAACCCGCCACAGGAAAAGACGGTGGTCAGCATTGCCGTTGATCCGGAGTCACCGGCTCAGTATCTCCAGCGCCAGAAACCACAACGGGAAGAGATGCCTGTATACACGCGCTGGGTAAAAACACAGAAATGCATGACGTGCGGTAATCAGGCAGATGATCCGCATCACATCATTGGTCATGGACTGGGAGGGATGGGAACAAAGGCTGATGATTTGTTTGTTATTCCGCTGTGCCGTAAATGTCATAACGAACTGCACGTCGGGGTAAAAGATTTTGAAGAAAAACACGGCAGCCAGCTGTTGTTGCTGATCGTTTTTTAATGCACGCGAGAAATTCGGGTGTCCTGAAGTGGAAAGCATGAATGACTGAACGCATAGAATTTGTTTTGCCTTACCCGCCGACGGTGAATACCTACTGGCGACGTCATGGCAATACGTATTTCATCTCGGAGGCCGGAAAGCGTTATCGCCGTGATGTGGCGCTAATTGTTCGCCAGCAGCGGTTGAAATTAAACCTGTCCGGAAGGCTGGCGATAAAGATTATTGCAGAGCCACCGGATAAGCGCCGTCGTGACCTGGACAATATCCTGAAAGCACCACTGGATGCGCTGACGCATGCCGGACTACTCATAGACGACGAGCAGTTTGATGAAATCAATATTGTGCGCGGTCAGCTTGTTCCTGGTGGCCGGTTGGGTGTGAAGATTTACGAAATTACAGGTGATAACGATGGCGCGTGATATTCAGCAGGTTATGGAGCGGTGGGGAGCATGGGCTGCAAACAATCACGAAGATGTGTCATGGGCGTCAATCGCTGCTGGTTTTAAAGGATTAATCCCGCCGAAAGTGAAATCACGCCCTCAGTGTTCTGATGATGATGCAATGATAATTTGTGGCTGTATGGCCCGGTTGAACAAGAAAAATCAGGATTTGCACGATTTGTTGGTGGATTATTACGTAGGTGGAATGACTTTTATGGGGTTGGCACGAAAGCATGGGTGTTCGGATACCTGTATTGGCAAGCGCCTGCAGAAAGCGGAAGGGGTTATTGATGGCATGTTGATGATGCTTGATATCCGACTGGAGATGGACCGATACGTAGAACGAATTATGTAGGCGCTTGACCAGACACATTGTCCGGGGCTATATTCCTCACGCGCCAGCAAAATCTGGCGTCGGGATTGGCGTCCTGGATAGAGACCGCGACAGATACACGCCGCGAGCGTGTTTTTTATTGTCGTATGCACGCGCACATCTGAATTATGGTGGGCTGTGTGGGGGCGGAGAGATCCGCGCCGGTCGGTTTCCCGGTTACGCCAACCCTGCACAGTTCACCACCAGACGATTGGCGTCGTCGGTGGTGAGTTATTAAGAAACCATCAGAGGGTGTCATTATGACAACTCAAATTTCTGTTGAAACTCTCTCCCCGATCACCCATAACCAGATTCCTGTTATTACCACCGAACTTTTGGCGCAGCTTTACCGCACTGAGCCGGTGCGTATTCGCCAGAATCATCATGAGAACAAAGTACGCTTCGTTGAAGGGAAACACTTTTTCAAAGTTGTTGGTAATGACCTTAAAGAATTGCGGGTAGCTTTAAACTACTCACAAAATCCCATCTCTCCCAAAGCCCGCTCCCTCATCCTCTGGACAGAACGCGGAGCAGCCCGTCATGCCAAAATGCTGGAAACCGATCAGGCGTGGGATGTGTTCGAAAAACTGGAAGACTGTTATTTCAGCCAGAAACAGCCACCAGCAACACAAAACTCCCCCACCGAAAATGATGGATGCGCATTACTGATCCACTTTGATAAACACGGTCAGGTCGACTTCACGGAAAAAGTACCCGCCGATGCGATGGTATGCACTCTGGAACGGTTCAAATTTTATCTGGAACAACGCGGCTGGATCGTTGCCCGTAAAGAGCAGCTGCTGGAACGACTGATGCGGCTTTAAAAATTTTTCCTGAACGCTTTACGATCGTAAAAAGTTGAATATCCTGTTAAGAATGGTTACTACGCCACACAGCTTAAACCCGCCGCCTAGGGGGTTTTTTGTGCCCCAAAAGCGACACAGGACGTTAAACGCGCTGGTGGTTGCGAATATCGGCCTTTCAGCTTGCTGGCTTTTTTGACAAGAGTTATTGGTATGTCACGTTAACCAGAAAAGGGAAAAAGACATGCTAAAACAGCAGGATATGACCGAAACCGCCAGAGTGGTGTTTAATGAATTAAGCGTCACCGAACCGGCGACCGTCGGGGAGATTGCGCAGAATACTTACCTTTCACGCGAGCGCTGCCAGTTAATACTGACCCAGCTTGTTATGGCGGGCCTGGCAGATTATCAGTTCGGTTGTTACAGACGCCTTCCGCAGTGAAGGCTTTTTTATTTGTGGTAATGGGCGGCTGGTGGGTGTTAGCGGCACCTGCCAGCCATCTGCTCATGCGTTGGGGTCACAAGCAAACCTCAGGCCCATCTGCTTTGCGCAAAAGCGGTATGAGCCTATCAGAGAAGTGCTTATTGATCTATGGCTAATACTGTAAAAATATCCAGTTGTGAGTTAATCAACGCTGATTGCCTGGAATTTATCCAGACCTTACCGGAAAATTCTGTCGATCTGATAGTCACAGACCCGCCATACTTTAAAGTGAAGCCCCAGGGCTGGGATAACCAGTGGAAGGGCGACGATGATTACCTGAAATGGCTGGATCAGTGTCTGACGCAATTCTGGCGGGTACTGAAACCTGCCGGAAGTCTCTACCTGTTCTGTGGTCATCGTCTGGCATCTGATATCGAAATCATGATGCGTGAACGCTTTAATGTGCTGAACCACATTATCTGGGCGAAGCCGTCCGGACGCTGGAACGGATGCAACAAGGAAAGCCTGCGGGCGTATTTCCCTGCAACAGAACGCATTCTGTTTGCAGAACATTATCAGGGGCCATACCAGCCCAAAAATGACGGCTATGCGGCAAAGGGGCGCGAGCTAAAACAGCATGTCATGGCCCCGCTGATTTCTTACTTTCGTGATGCGCGTGAATCACTGGGAATAACGCCGAAACAGATAGCGGAAGCTACCGGAAAGAAAAACATGGCTTCGCACTGGTTTGGTGCCAGCCAGTGGCAGTTACCGAACGAAGCTGATTACAGAAAGCTTCAGGCGTTGTTTGTGCGTGTTGCAGCAGAAAAACATCAACGCGGAGAACTGGAAAAGCCACACCACCATCTGGTCAGCACATACAGCGAACTGAACCGGCAATATGTCAGCCTGCTGGAAGAGTATAAATCTTTGCGGCGTTATTTTTCCGTATCAGCTGCCGTTCCTTATACGGATGTCTGGACGCACAAACCTGTGCAGTATTATCCGGGTAAACATCCGTGTGAGAAGCCAGCAGATATGTTGCGGCAGATAATTACAGCCAGCAGTCGTCCGGGGGAACTGGTTGCAGACTTTTTTATGGGATCGGGGGCGACTATAAAGGCTGCGCTCTCTCTGGAACGTAGAGCTATTGGTGTAGAGCTGGAAACGGACAGGTTTAATCAAACGGTTGATGAAATAAGAAATAATAGTTAACTTTTTTTGCGAACTTTTTAATTTTTATAATATTGTATAATTATGTTTTAAATACCTGACATTGTTTGTATTGAAACAGGAGCGGAATTCATTATTATTCTTCGTCGGTTCCAAGGGAGGGTAATTTATGTATCCGGGCATCTCATCCACACCTGAGGAACCAATGCCGACTTAGCTCAGCAGGCAGAGCAACTGACTTGTAATCAGTAGGTCACCAGTTCGATTCCGGTAGTCGGCACCATATGCGGGTATCGTATAATGGCTATTACCTCAGCCTTCCAAGCTGATGATGCGGGTTCGATTCCCGCTACCCGCTCCATCATTATTCTGGCAACACGAATTATACAGCACTGGCGTGTTTTTTTACGTGGGGGCAGGTTGTTTTAATACATCTTTGGTCCTCAGGCTATGGTTTGAGGTCGGTTATAGCCTCAGTGCTGATTTTTTACAACAATGGAATGGTGCATTATCGGTGGAGATTTAGTATTTCCTGGCAGGGCTGATGATGCACTATCCCGGTGTTGTAAAAACACTACAGAGGTGTTCCTCAGTGCGAGGGTGGTTTAAAGAGTCGGTTTAGCGGGAAACCACAGTATCCTTGTGGGGCTGGATGCTTCGGGTGGCACCCGACACTTCTGAATACAATTAAATCATGCGTTTTTATATGCCATTAACCGCCGCTCCAGGCGGTTTTTTTTATTCAAAGTTCGGGGTTACAAGTGCTCGCTTCCACTACTTTGGTTTTTACAATTATAGTTTTTGGGAGAATCTTCATGGGGCGTGCTTCATCCTTTGCAATTCGCTGATCCTGGTGTATGAGACAATGAAGTCCATGCGGTAACGAAGGTCGGATATCTGCTCGGTTTTATTCTGGTAATTTGGGGCCTTCGCTTTTTACGGATGCGGGCAGCACAAGGTTATTGGGGCGACGGCCATCATTGTTGCATTTGCAGGAGTTATTCTGAGTCCGACAAGAATGTGCTGTTGAGTGCACGGTTGGCTGAAAGAAACTGCCACCTGAAGAATGGTGAACTTATTTAGTAGGGGATCCTGGATGAAATTGAACGGGATGATAACTCCGAAATTAGTCCACTGAGGAATGCCTTATACAAGAGATCATGGATAACCCTCGGGCATTTACAGGAAGCAAACGCTACTTACTTCACTACCCCGGAGAAGTGGGGACTGTCAATATGACAGATAACAAAATCTGAAAATGAGTCTCTCCAGTTGAGAAATATACGATGAAGGAGCATTCTGTTCAGCGCAAAGTAATCCGTTTTGTGATGAATAATCTCGAGAGTCATTTTTCATTCCTGCCAGCCTCCCCAGAGCTGGCTTTTTTTTGAGGCCTGTTCTGACGGGCTTTTTTGTATTCGCTCCACGTCCCATACATATCAAATCTGAATAACACCACACAAAGGCATCTGCGGATGTCTTTGGTGTGGTGTTTTTTTTGGTCCGCTGGTGGCCTTTTTTAATTTACAGGAGAAAAAGTATGTCTGAACCCTTATCCGGTTCCGGCACAGCTGCTGCGCTCGGTGGGGCGACTGTTTTCGGGCTGTTTACCGGAACGGATTTCGGGATTGTGTTTGGCGCATTTGCGGGGGCGTTGTTTGTTGCAACGATACCGCAGGCGCTTTCAGCATGGCGGGTGGCGGCACATTTTCTTGTGTCATTTATCGTCGGCGTACTGGGTGCGCGTTTGCTTTCAGCCTGGGTGGCATCAAAAACTGGTTATGACGGCACGTCTGCAGATGCATTGTGTGCGGTGCTGGTATCGCTGGTGTCGGTAAAGATTATGTCATTCATCCACCAGCAGGATATCGCATCACTGGTGTCTGGTCTGTTCTCGCGCCTGCGGGGCGGAGGAGGCGGCAATGTTAAGTAACCTTCCCGGATTGCTGAATGTGGCGTTATGCACGGTTATCGTGCTGACGCTCTTTTTTTATCGTCGTCGTGACTCCAGGCACAAACCGCTGATGTCATGGCTGGCCTGGCTGCTGATGCTGCTGTATGCCTTTGCCCCCCTCAGCTATCTGTGTGGTCGCTCGTTAGCAACGGGCTGGCTGGAGGTGTTTTTTAATCTGCTGTTCTGCGTGCTGGTGATACGCGCACGCGGGAACGTCACAAGAATCTTTCCATTGTTGAGGTGAATATGTCGGGTAAATTCAGATTCAGCCGCCGGAGCGAGAAAAATCTGGAGGGTGTTAAACCACAGCTGGTTGCTGTAGTTCGCCGTGCCCTTGAACTGACGGAGGTTGATTTTGGTATTACGGAAGGTCTGCGCACGAAAGAGCGCCAGAAACAACTGGTCGCGGAAGGAAAAAGTCAGACCATGAACAGCCGTCACCTGACCGGTGATGCAGTGGATGTTGTGGCCTACGTTGGCAGCCAGGTGTCATGGGACTGGCCTCTGTACGAGAAAATCGCACAGGCATTTAAGCTGGCTGGTGCAGAGCTGGGAATCGCCATCGAATGGGGCGGGGACTGGAAAACACTGAAAGACGGACCACATTTCCAGCTGAAGCGCTGACAGCAGGGGCTGAATATGAGCAGAGTTACTGCGATTATCTCCCCTCTGGTTTTCTGCATCATTGTCTGCCTGTCATTGGCTGTTAATCATTACCGTAATAATGCCATTACCTACAAAGAGCAGCGCGATAAGGCCGCATCCACAATCGCTGACATGCAGAAGCGTCAACGTGATTTAGCAGAACTTGACGCCAGATACACAAAGGAGCTTGCTAATGCTAACGCGACTATCGAAAGCCTCCGTGCTGATGTTTCTGCTGGTCGTAAGCGCCTGCAAGTCGCCGCCACCTGTGCAAAGTCAACGACCGGAGCCAGCAGCATGGGCGATGGAGAAAGCCCAGGACTTACAGCAGATGCTGAACTCAATTATTACCGTCTCCGAAGTGGAATCGACAGGATAACCGCGCAGGTTAACTACCTGCAGGAGTACATCAGAACTCAGTGCCTGAAATAATTTTTTTGCAAATCACAAAGTCCATTTAATGAGCCTCGCGATGCGGGGCTTTTTTATGTCCGCAGTAAACGCGCTTCACACGCGCGACTTATGAACACAGAACCTTTCAGGATGACCCTTGAGGATGCCGGTTTGGTGATCGGTGCCTTTCTGTGGGCCGGAATCCTGTGTGACAAGGTTCATCACTAAAAGGTGATCACTGATGAAGTACCAAACAGTTATTGTCAATGGTGTGTCCGTTCGTATTGATGAGGACGGACGCTACAACTTAAACGATCTCCATGCAGCAGCAGTTGCAAATGGAGAGGCTACAGAGCAACAGCGCCCAAGCCAGTTTTTGCGTAGCGCGCAGATAAAACGCTTCATAAAAGCACTGGAGGCCAAAGTGCAAAAAAGCACTTTGGAAAAAAATTCAACCACTTAAAATAATCAAAGGTGGTGCAGAACCAGGTGTGTGGGGTGTTGAACTTTTGGCAATCAGATATGCAGCATGGATTAAGCCGGAATTTGAAATCGAAGTTTATGAAGTTTTCAAAACGGTTGTCCGTCTCGGCGTTGGCGCAATGTCCCGTCTGAATAGAATCGATCACATCATCAATACTGAAACCAAAGCGATAAGCCAGTGCGCAAGCCAAATGGCTAAGTGGGGCGTTGGTGGGCGAAAAAGATTGCTTCATGTTGCTCGTGAGAGAGCAGCAAATGAAGTGCAAATGTATTTGCCCGGAATGGTGTGATTCTGCTGGTTAATCCGGGCAGCCCTTCAGTGAGGGGCTGCGATAATGCAGCATGAGAAGGTGGAATATGGCTGACCTTAACGACCTTCACAGACAGCTTCTGGGAATGCAGAAGCAGGTGCGTTTTGCCACTGCGCGCGCCATCACTGCCACGGTGAGAAAAATTGAAGCGGCAGAGAAAGAAAACCTTCGCCGGAAGCTGGATAACCCGACGCCGTTCACCGTGAACTCGGTGCGCTCAAAAGGGGCAACAAGGGACAATCTGACCGGTCGGGTGTTCATCATGGATACCGCCGTGCCTTACCTTGAACCCTTTGAGGTGGGCGGGCTGCATTATCTCGGTGAGGGGCAGAAAGCTGTACTGAACCCGAAAAATATCCGGCTGAACAAATACGGCAACCTGCCAAAGGCAAAACTGCAACAGCTGAAGGCCAGACCGGATGTGTTCATCGGTAAGGTGACGAACAACTATGGTGAGGATGTTGGTGGCGTCTGGCAGCGTAAGAAAGCGAAAAAAGTGGCAAAAACCAGGAAGCGGAGAAAACGCTCCCCCAATGGCACACGCGCTCCCCGCAAAAAAAGCCGCTCACCAAAGCTGTTGATACGTTTTGGTGATGCACTGCCGGTCACGCCGGTACTGGGTTATCAGGCGCTGGCGCACAACATGGCATCGCGTCTCATGAAGACGGAGCTGAGTGTGGTGCTTGAACAGGCTTTAAAGACGGCGAAGTGATGCAGGGCATTGCTGCCCTGAAGAAAGAACGTGCCAGCAGCGTTTTTATTAACGTGATTCATGGCGAGAGTAACCACACTCTCTGCAAACATAAATGTCCCGCTGAAGGCCTAATACTCCAAATGTTGGATCATTTTCAGTTCTGTCGAGCTGAAAAGACGCTCTTTGGCATTTGGGACAGAATTGTGCGCTGGTTGCAGAACAATGGTTCGATTCCAGTTCAGCAACTCTTCGCTTCAAATCTTCTATTTCCTGTGGGACTGACTGAAGTTTTTTTCAGAGTGGTATCTTTTCCAGAAGTGTATTTAATTCGGAGAGTATTCCCATGAATAACCTCATAAACAAAACTCACATTAGCGAACGCGGCATAGCGATATGCCGCCCCGTTGTTTCATATCTTGATGTTGAAAGAGATGAATCCGGGGGCAGGACATTGTATATCCACCGCACAGGAGGTGAAACGCTCGTGTTCCCTCTCAATAAGGAGGCGACCTGCCATCTGGTTGCGTTATTGTCTGATGAAACGTGAGGAAATATATGAAAACCATCAGTCGTGAAAAAATCATCACAGGGTTTTGTGATGGCATTGTGATTTATCGTTATCTTGAGATTTTTGAAACCGCAGACGGATATCGACACTGTCGCCTGGCAGGGTAACGGGTCCTTCCTGAGCGAGTTATTGCACGGGCATTGCGCGAGCGCGGTGTTTCGCTAGCTATAAAATTTTGAAATTTGGGTAACAGGTAACAGAGGGTAACAGATGAATCAGGCGGAATTCGCAAAACTTCACGGTGTCAGTCGCAAGACGGTAACGGCGTGGAAGGCCCGTGGCTGGCTGGTTCTGGACGGTGAGGACATCGATGTTGATGCCTCAAACGAGCGGATCCGGCGTTACCGGAAAACTGTTACCCGAATAAAAAATGAGCAAAAAGGTAACACTTTCGGTAACAGGGTAACACCCGAAGGTAACACTCCGGGTAACAACGAAGGTAACAGCATTGCCCTGTACGATGACTCCTCTGATGTATCGAAAGAAGCACGGGTCGAACAGTTCATTGCCAGCCACGGAGCTATGATGACGCTCGATGAAGCCAGAACCATGAAAGAGAACTACTTCGCGCTGCTGGCAAAACTCGAGTATGACGAAAAGAAAGGGACACTGCTTCCCTGGAAACCCATCATTGAGCGGGTCGGGGCGGAGTATACCCGGGTGAGGACGCGCCTTGTTGCCCTTGCGCCGGAACATGGTCCCCGTCTGCGGGCGCTGGCGGGGATGACAGACGATCAGGGATTCACGGCGGCATTGCAGGAACTGATTTACGAGGCGCTGAATGAACTTGCATTTGACAGGCGCGAAACCCACGGAGATACAGTTTGAGGATGCGCTGCTTTCGTGTCCGCGTTATCTTGCGCCTCCGCCGCCATTATCCTTAAGCCAGTGGGCCAACACCTTCGCTGTACTGTCCCGTGAGACCAGTGCCCAGACGGGGAAATTCCGCTCCTATCCCTATCAGGACGGCATAATGGATGCCATCACCGACCCGTCAGTCACGTATGTGTCTGTGATGAAATCAGCCCGTGTGGGATACACGAAAATTCTTGATCATGTGGTGGGCTATTACCTGGCACATGATCCGTCCCCCATCCTGGTGGTTCAGCCGAGGGTGGAGGATGCCGAAGACTACAGTAAAACCGAAATTGCCCCGATGCTGCGCGACACGCCGGTGCTGGCAGCCATCAGCGGCGACCCGAAGGCAAAAAACAGCAACCAGACCATTCTTCGCAAAACCTTTTCCAACGGCGCAAACCTCACGCTGGTCGGGGCCAACTCCCCCGGCGGTTTTCGCCGTATCACATGCCGCATCATCCTTTTTGATGAGGTGGACGGGTATCCGGCAGGGGGCGCAGGGTCCGAAGGGGATCAGATTGCGCTGGGAACAAAACGTTCCGAAACCTTCTGGAACCGCAAGATTGTTCTCGGCTCAACGCCAACCGTGAAAGGCGTGAGCCGTATTGAAAAAGCCTGGCTGGAAAGCGATCAGCGCCGCTACTTCGTGCCCTGTCCTCACTGCGGTGAATATCAGGTGCTGGAGTGGGGCAGCAAAAGCACCCCTTACGGCATCAAGTGGGAAAAGGACAGCGAAGATAACGGGCTGCCGGAGACCGCTTACTACCTGTGCCGCCACCACGGCTGTGTGATTGTGCACAGTGAACTGCCCGGGATGCTGGAAAAAGGCGAATGGCGCGCCGGTGCACCATTCAGGGGGCATGCCGGTTTTCATATCTGGACGGGCTACAGCCCGCACTCAAATGCCTCCTGGCCGAATCTGGTCGCCGAATGGCTGAGGGTGAAGGACGATCCGCTGATGCGCCAGACATTCATCAATACCACGCTGGGCGAGCCTTACGAGGATGCAGGCGAGTTTGCGATGAGTGAGCAGCGGCTGATCGCCCGCGTTGAGGTCTGGGGGGCGGAGGTGCCGTATGGCGTGCTCCTGCTCACCGCCGGGGTGGATACGCAGGATGACCGCTTCGAAATCACCGTTCTCGGCTGGGGCATGAACGAAGAATGCTGGGTGATTGCGCATGACATGATTTTTGGTGACCTTGAAACAGAAGAGCCGTGGGAGCGCCTTGATGCGTATCTGAAGCAGGTCTGGCGGCGGGCTGACGGTTTCGGGCTGACGCTCTCGGCGGTCTGCCATGACTCGGGCGGTCATCACACCAACAAAGTGTATGAGTTCTCGAAGGCGCGTATCGGGCGTCGTATCTGGGCGACAAAAGGTGAGTCGGCGACGGGCGGTAAACGTAACCCTGTCTGGCCGACGCGTGTCGTTTCGTCCCGCAACCGGAAATCCTTCCGCCCCGTCATTCTGGGGGTGAACTCCGCGAAGGACGACATCAGGCACCGGCTCCATATTGAGCCGGATCCGGCAGGCGCGCCTGCCGCAGGCTGTATCCATTTTCCGTCGTTTCTGGATTTGCATTATTTCAGTCAGCTGCTCTCTGAGCGTCTGGTGCGTAAGGAGAACGGCGGGCAGGTGTACCGTGTCTGGGAGTTGTCTGCCGGGCGGGCGAATGAGGCGCTGGACTGCATGGTGTACGGTTACGCGGCCCTGAAGGGGCTGCTGCATCACGGTCTGAAACTGAACAGTCTGGCTGAACGGGCGGCGCAGGATCTGTCATTCATGGAGCCGCCTCCCGCGCAGCCGGAAGAAAAAATCAGTTTAAGTATGCCGGGCGCAAAAGCACCGGAGACACCCCGTAAGAAAATACCGCTGCATATGAGGCTTGCAGGAGTGAGACGATGATGAATACCCCCGGCGTGTTTGCCGGAATGTCAAAAGAACAACTGAAGGCGGCACTGAATGAAGCTCAGGCGGCCTATATTGAGCTGCTTTCAGGGCGGCGTGGCGTGAGTTTCTCCTATGCACAGGGGGACGGCACGCGCACCGTGACTTATTCACAGGCCAGCAGTGCGGATTTGCTGGCGCTGATCGCGACGCTCCAGCGGGCGCTGGGGATAAGGACGAGAAGGTCTCTGAGCGTGCGTTACTGAGGTGAGCGATGATAGTCGATAAAAATGGCAGACCTTTTCCGCAACAGACGGAAAAAAAACGCGCACTGAATGACAGCGGGCGGATCCCCTACGACTCTGCCGGTTTCTCGCACGGTTCGGTGGCGGGCTGGAACCCGGTACTGTGGTCACCGGACAATGAAGTGAATATCTGGCGTAACCGTATGGTTGCCAGAATGCGCGACCTTGTCCGCAATGACGGCTGGGCGAATGGCAGTATCACCCGTCTGCTGGACAATGCCATGGGGGTGGTTTTTCGCCCGAGGATGAAGCCTGACTACCGGATGCTGGCAGAGATGACCGGCAACCGGGCATTTGATGCAGACTGGGCGGATGAGTACGGGCGCTGTGTGGAGGCACACTGGCGCAACTGGGCCAGTGATGCCGGGTGTTACTGCGACCTTGAACGCAGACAGACCCTGCCGCAGCTTTTCCGGCTGGCATTCCGCCACAAGATGATCGACGGCGATGCGCTGGCGGTCATCCACTGGCGACCGGACAGAATAGCCCCCGGTCGCGGGCGTTACGGTACGGTGGTACAGGTGATTGACCCCGACCGGCTGAGTAACCCGAACGATGCGTTTGACATGCCGCATATTCGTGGCGGTGTGGAAATTGACGCGGACGGGGTGCCGGTAGCCTATCACATCCGGTCCGCACACATGGGGGACTGGTGGAGCGGCAGTGACACGATGCACTGGGAACGCGTGCCGCGTGAAACGTCGTGGGGAAGGCCGGTGGTGGTGCATGACTTTGATCATGACCGTGCGGGCCAGCATCGTGGTGTCGGTATTCTCAATCCCGTGGTTCAGCGTCTGAAAATGCTTATCAAGTACGACCAGGTGGAGCTGGAAGCCGCCATCATCAATGCCATGTTCGGTTTTTTCATCACGTCGCCCTATGACCCGAAACTGACAGAAGATCTGATGAGTGACGCGGAGGTGATTAATGGCTACCAGGATGCGCGCATGAAGTATCACGATACTAACCGGATTTCGATGTCGGGCGTGCGTATTCCCATCACGTTCCCCGGCGAAGAGCCAAAAGCCGTGAGCGCCGCCCGCCCGGTCAGTAACTTTAAGGAGTTCGAGGGCACGGTGCTCAGGAATATTGCCGCTGCACTGGGTCTGTCCACCCAGCAGGTGACACAGGACTGGTCGGACGTTAACTACAGCTCTGCCCGTGCGGCACTCCTTGAGGCGTGGAAAACACTGACCCGCCGTCGTGATGAGTTTGCGGTTGGCTTTGCCCAGCCGGTGCTGACGGCGTTTCTGGAAGAGCTGCACGAAGAAGAGGATTTGCCGCTGCCTGCAGGCGCACCGGATTTTCTGGCGGCGCGGGCCGCTTACACCCGTGCCCACTGGATGGGACCGGGGCGTGGCTGGGTGGATCCGGTCGCGGAGAAAAAAGGGGCGATTCTGGCGATGGAGGCCGGCATGTCCACGCTGGAAATCGAAGTGGCTGAGAACGTGGGGGAAGATTTCGAGGACATTCTCGATCAGCGGGCGCGAGAAGAGCGGGCCTTTAAGGAAAGAGGCCTGACACCGCCTTCCTGGTTTCAGGCAGAGCAGTTTGCCTCCACACCGACGGGCAGTGACCCGGCAGAGCCGAAGGAGCCTGATGTTTCATGAATCAACTTGCACTGTTAAGCCAGCGCCTGCTGAACACGCCGCTGGCCATTCATCCGCGAAAAGCGGAAATCATTGTTACGGCACTGGCAGAACGACTCGGGATCACCCGGATAAAAACGGGGGCCTGGTATGACGATGATGAAGACGATTTCTGCCGTCCCGCCCGTGAAAGCGGGTACGACATTCTGGAAGGGATCGCCATCATTCCCGTGCACGGCACCCTGGTACAGAAACTGGGGACGCTACGGCCTTACTCCGGCATGACGGGGTATGACGGCATCCGGCGAAATTTTCTGACGGCGCTTAACGACCCTGATGTTAAGGGCATCTGTCTTGATATCGATTCACCCGGCGGAGAAGTGGCCGGGTGTTTTGATCTGGTGGACACGATTTTTGCCTGTCGCGGGCAGAAACCGGTGCACGCCATTCTCTCGGAGTCGGCGTACTCGGCGGCCTATGCCCTTGCCAGCGCCGCCGACCGGATCCTGGTCCCCCGCACGGGCGGCGTGGGATCCGTCGGTGTCATCTACGTGCACTGTGACATGTCGCGCCAGATGAAGGATGAGGGGCTGAACGTGACCATCATCACCTGCGGCAGCCGGAAGGCGGAGACCAGTCCGCTGCGTCCGCTGAGTGAGGCGGCACAGGCGGCACTTCAGGCGGACACTGACGCTGCAGGCACGCTTTTTATCGAAACCGTTGCCCGCAACCGTGGCATCAGCGCGGATGCGGTGCGTGCACTTGAGGCCCGGACGTTGCGGGCTGACGAAGGGGTGCAGGCAGGGCTTGCCGACGACGTGATGTCGCCGGATGAGGCCTTTTCTTTTCTGTTAAAGGAGACAGCAAACAATGGGTAAATTTTCTTTCATGCACCTGGTAGGCATGGGCGGTCGTTCGCGAATGGATGACGATCCGGAGGACAAACGCGACGGGGAGAATGCGGAGGATGACGAGGATCGTCGCGAAAGCCGTAAGGCGCGCTCCCGTGCGGATGACGACGATAACGACGACGACGGACAGGCGGATGACGACGAAAACTGCCGCGAAAGCCGTAAGGCGCGCTCCCGTGCGGATGATGACGATAACGACGACGATGAAAACGCAGAAGACGACGATGACGAAGAAAAGGCCCGCGCCAGCGAACGTCATCGCTGCGCAGCCATCTTCGCCACGCCGTATGCAGCGAAAAATCCGGCCCTTGCCGCAGAGCTGGCCTTCAACACCCGCATGAGTGTGAAACAGGCCAGAGCCGTGATGAAAGCGGCGGTGGCAGGGGGCGCAGGCCAGAAAGGCGGACTGACTTCCCGTATGCAGCATGTACCACAGCCGGGAACCGGACGTGATGTCCGCCCTGCACCGACGGAGGCGCACGCGATGGCACAGCACGCCATGAAACTGTACAACGAGGCGACGGGAGGTAAAGCGCAATGAGCACATACGGAAACAACCCGTCGGTACCGGGTTACTGGTCCGGTGCATACCAGCCGGACCAGCTGCTGTGCGGACCGCTTCAGGTGGTCACAAAAACTGTGACCATCACTGGTGGCGAGGTGTATCAGCGCGGTACGGTGCTGGGGCGCATCACGGAAAGTGGGGCGTACACCCTCTGCAAGCAGGGGGCAGGCGTGACGGACGGCAGCGAAACGCCGGTGGCGATTCTGGCGGACATGGCGGATGCCTCGTCCGGTGATGTGCTGGCCGGTGTCTACCTGATGGGTGAGTTCAACGCAAACCGGGTGATTTTTGATGAAAGCTGGGACATTGATGATCTGAGCGTGGCGCTGGAGAAAGAGAAAATCTTTCTGCGCAATCCGGTCACGGTACCGTGATCTCCCCTCTGACAGCCTGACAGCCGCATGATGCGGCTTTTTTTATGGGATTTTTATGAGCGAAAAAGACTTTAATCTGCTGTACGACACCGCGTTTCTGGCGCAGGTGGTGCCGAACCTGTTTGTGGCTCAGAACTGGCTGCTGGACAGTTTCTTCCCGAATATCGTGCTGAGCGATACGGAGTATGTGGCCATTGATGTGGAAGTGGGCGCACGCCGTATGTCACCGTTCTGCTCCCCTCTGGTGGAAGGACCAATGGTTGAGGCCCTGCCGTACCAGACCAACACCTTCAGACCGGCCTACATCAAGGATAAGCGCGTTCCCGATTTGCTTCGTCCGGTGCGCCGTATGATCGGCGAACGCCTGGGCGGGCGTGAGTACACGCCAGCAGAGCGTGCAATGCTGAACCTCCAGTACGAGATGGCCGACCAGATCAACATGCTGAACCGTCGTCTTGAATGGATGGCGGCACAGGCGCTCCAGTACGCGAAGGTGACGATCGCCGGTGAGGGCTACCCGACCACGGAAGTGGATTTTCGTCGTGACAGCGACCTGACGGTGACACTGAGCGGGGATGATGTCTGGCCTTCTGAGGAAAGCAGCACGATCCCGACCTCCTGCCTTGAGGCGTGGGCGACGCTGATGCTGAAAAAATCCGGTGCGTACCCGACCGAGGTGATTTTCACGCCGTCAGCCTGGACAGCGTTCATGAACGACAGTTTCATTCGTGAGAACGCCATCAACATGCCCGCCCTGAACCCGACCAGCAACGTGGTGAACCCGGGGACGCAGATCAACACCGGTGCGGTGTACAAGGGCAGGTGGGGGAACTTCAACCTCTGGCTGTATAACGACTGGTTCATCGATCCGGATGACGGAACCGAAAAACCGATGCTGGATGACGGCAACGTCATTCTGACCGGGGCGGCCCTGATGGGGACCCGCGCGTTCGGCTGTATCATGGATCCGGCGTTTAATTACGGCCAGATGGCCTATGCCCCGAAAATGTGGGATCAGCAGGATCCGGCACAGCGTTTCCTGATGATGCAGTCGGCACCGATTGTCATCCCGTCCCGTGTCAATGCGTGCCTGTGCGCGTCGGTGGTGTGAGATGGCGTCCGGCAAAAAGGGCGCGCCGGTTGACTATGTTGTGCTGCGCGGTTGTGTGCAGCACAACGGACAACGGGTGGCGCAGGGTAATGTGATCACCCTGAGCGAAAGCGAGGCGCAGCGTCTTCTGCGTCTGGGGGTGATTGTTCCACTGGCGGAGATGAAGGGTGATGACCGGACCGGTTGACTGGGACAAAAACCTGCTGTCCCCGTTGTTCGGGGTGTTTGGTGAGGAATGCGAACACCGCCCGCGTGGCGGTGAGGTGTACCGGCTGACGGGGATTTTTGACCGGGCGTACACGCAGCAGCTTGTCGGCGAGGACGGGGGCACGGAATCAAACTCCACGCTGCCCGTGCTGGGCGTGCGGGATGCGGCGTGTCGCGTGAAGCCGAAGCAGGGCGATATTTTCCTCATCGTGCGCACGGGGGAGCTGTATATCGTGCGGGATGTGCAACCGGACAGCCACGGCGGCACGCGACTTGAACTGAACAGGGTGAAGTGATGAATACCGCAGAAGCCAGAAAAATTGTCACCCGGGCACTGAACGACTGTTCCGGTTTTGGCGGTCGGGTGTATTCCCCGCGCACCCTGCCGGTGATGCCGGACCAGTACCCGCTCATCATTGTGTCCGTGCAGTCCGAACACAAGGTGTCACAGGGGCGGCATGTGCCGCAGTTCACCACCACCACGACCCTGCGTATCGACGGTCGCGTGCTGGCGTATGACAGCGGGGACGAGACGGAAAACGCAGCAGGCGTGGCGTGGGAAGAGGCGGAGGCGATGAAGGAGGCGATAGAGCGTGCCGTCATCGGTAATCCGGACGTCCGCATGAAGTTTCAGCAAATCAGCAGGATCCGGTCGCATATCGGCGTGGATTCCGACGGTGAAGCGCACACCGGTATTGTGGTGCTGGAGCTGGATCTGGAGTACTACCAGGGGCCGGAGGATTTCTTCCCGTCTGAGATTGTCCCGCTGCGTGAGGTGAACGTGCGCGGCGTGTATCCGTCATTCCGCCTGCATTTTGATTTGTCTGCCGGTGATGAAACCGGCAGTGAAACCTGACAGGAGAAATTCCATGTTTGTGAAACCTGTACCGGGGCGCAGGGTGCGCTACCCCGGCGACCCGTCACGTCTGCTGCCTGATGAGGGGGCGGAGGTGCCGGATCGTGATTTGTTCTGGCGACGCCGCCTGAAGCAGGGGGATGTGGTACTGGCTGACAGGGCCACCACGGCAGCCACCGGCAAAGTGACCGCGTCCACGACAGCAACAGGCAGCACGTCTGCCAGCACGGCGAAAGGGGGTGATGCATGACGGTATCGTTCAGCAATATCCCGTCAAATCTCCGTGTGCCACTGTTCTATGTTGAAGTGGACAACTCAATGGCGAACAGCGCCACGGAGACGCAGCGCACCCTGCTGATTGGTCAGATGACGGCTGCGGGAACGGCCACGGCAGGGACGGCATACCGCTGTTCATCGGCCTCCATGGCTGCCGGGCTGTGCGGGGAAGGCTCCATGCTGCATACCATGCTGATGGCCTACCTTAAAAATGACAGCTACGGAGAGACCTGGCTGCTGCCGCTGGCAGATGATGACAGCAGCATGACGACGGCCACAGGCAGTATATCTGTTGACAGTGTGTCGACGGCATCCGGCATCATTTACCTGTACATCGCAGGCACCCGCGTGCGCCTGACGGTGAAGCCAGCGTACACGCGGGCAGAGATTGCCAGTCTGCTGGCAGACAGAATCAACGCCACCTCCGGGCTGCCGGTGACGGCCTCCGTGCCCCGTGATGGCACGACCGTTGAGCTTACGGCCAGAAATGCCGGTGAGACGGGAAACACCATTGATATCCGGCTGAACTATCTCGGGTCATCCGGCGGCGAGTCCACCCCGGACGGCCTGACGCTGACCATCACGGCGATGAGTGGCGGGGAGGGTGCGCCGGACCTTGCGGATGCGCTCGCCTCTCTGGGCGACCGCACGTTTGATTTCATTGTCCTGGCGTATTCCGACACCACATCGCTCAACGACATGAAGGATTTTCTGTCGGATGACGAAGGTCGCTGGGCGTGGGACAAACAAATTTACGGCCATGCCTTCACGGCGGCAAACGGCAGCTATGGCGAGCTGGCAGACAAGGGAGAGCGCCGCAACGACCAGCACATGACACTCTGGGGCGTGTATGACGGTCCGAACACCTCATATGACTATGCCGCCGCGATGGTGGGGGCGCTGGCGCAGTCGGTCCGCAACGATCCGGCGAGACCCACCCAGACGCTGCCGGTATCCGGTGTGCTGGCCCCGCCGCTGGCAAGCCGTTTCACCCTGACGGAGCGGAACACGCTTCTCTACAGCGGTATCTCAACCTTCACGGTGTCGGACGACGATACGGTGACGCTTGAGAATACCATCACCACGTACCAGACCAACCGATACGGTGCGGCAGACGACAGCTACCTGCAGATCGAGACGATGTACACGCTGATGTATGTATGCCGCGACATGCGCACACAGGTGACCTCGAAGTTTGGACGGATGAAGCTGGCAGATGACGACGCGAATATTCCGGCAGGGGCTGCGATAGCCACACCTGCGATTATTCGTGCTGAGCTGATCGCCCGGTTCCGGACGCTGGCGAGCAACGGCTACGTGCAGAATGCGGATGCGTTTGCGGAGCAGGTGGTGGTTGAGCGTGACAGTGACAACCCGAACCGCGTGAACGTGGTGTGGCCGGGCCGCCTGATGAACCAGTTACGCATCTTTGCGGTGCTGAACCAGTTCAGGCTGAACAGCCGCAGCGATTAACCATGATGCCGCCTGCGGGCGGCTTTTTTACGGGAGATGATGATGAGTCAGAACGCGTTAGCGGGCACCTGTACCGTGACGATTGACGGCGTGTCGGTCAATGTGGCCGGAACGTTCAGATATTCCGTGGGTGAAATCGAGCGTGAAACGCTCACGGGGATGAGCGGCATACATGGCTTTAAGGAGTCGTACAAAGCGCCGTTTATCGAGATGACGGTGCGTGATTCCGGCTCACTGTCACTGAAGGATTTTGCGGCATATACGGATGTGACGGTGGCGGCCTATCTGGTGAACGGCAAGACCATTCTCGGTCAGAACATGTGGCTGACTGGCCGGATTGAGACAGACAACAACGATGCAACCTTTACGGCCCGTTTTGAAGGGCAGGAAGTGACGGAGAGCTGATGATGAATGAGAAACAGACCGAAGAACTGGTGGTGACCCTGAAGCGTCCGGTAAGGGATCCGGATACCAGGACGGAGTTCCGTGAGCTTCGCCTGAAAGAGCCGGTGCTGTTCCAGGCGGAGGACTTTCACCGCAATACCGCCTCACTGGGCGCAATGGCGGCCATGCGTGAGCTGATTGCGGCAGTGGCGGGCGTGCCGTCTGCCCCGCTGAAATTCATGGCGGTGTCCGATTACAAAAAGTGTGAGCGGTTCCTGACGGGTTTTTTCCTGGAGGCCTGAGCCAGTGGCAGGCGAGGGCGGCTGAACTGACGTGGTTCTTTCACTGGTCCCCGCGCGAGGCGTGGGGGCTGACGTCAGGGGAAATTCTCTGGTGGTCGTCGCAGGCAGAGCGGATCAACAGGCTGAGGAGTGGCGATGGCGGGTAATGCTTTTGTTTTTGAGCTGAATGCAAAGGGTAACGCGGATGCGCTTTTACTGAGAGCCTCAGAGGCTGCCGGTTCGCTGGCAGGTCGCGCAGGGCAGGCGGCGGCCTGCGTGTCAGAACTGTGTGACGGGCTTGATGCGGTAAATGAAATGCCCCTGAAGGGGGCATCCGGTGCGGCGGATGCGCTGGGCGGGAAGATAACGCAGATCCACGATTCGGTTACGCTACTGATGAACGCGCTGCTGGCCACAGACAGGGCGGGTAACAGGGTGCTGGGAAGGGAGAGTCAGGAGAATGCGGACAGGATGTCCGGATATTTTGAACGGCTGTCCCGGCTGGGGAAGGACACGTCACAGCATTTCGGGGATATTGTGCCGCCGCTGCGCAATGTCGGGGCACTGTCATCAGAGCTGTTCAGTGCGCTGGGGCGCGGAGGTCTTGCGGGGCTTGCGGTCGCTGGCGGTGGCATGGCGGTGAAGGCGGTCGTCAGTAATCTTTATGATGCTTCGAAAGCGGCATACAGCCTGGATGTGAACGCAAGGAACGCCGGAATGAGCGTGAGTGCGTTCAGCCGCTTTGCCGGGGTGTTCCGTCTGATGGGCCTGTCGGCAGATCAGGCACAGGCGGAGACCGGTGCATTGTTCACGACACTGAACGATGCGCTGAACACCCGTTCACCGGAGGTCACGGGCATTCTTAACCAGTTTGGTGTGAAGCTGGCGGAGAACAGCGACCACACGGTGAACCTGGAAAAGAGCACGCAGAACCTGATTGATGCCTTCGGGCGACTGAACAGTTCGTCGCAGAAGGTGGTGGCGGACGCGCTGGGGCTGTCGGATGCACAACTGGCGCTGCTGCGGGGAACGAAAAACCTGAATGCGGCGCTGGCGGAGTCCGATCGTCTGGGGCTGTCGATGCCGGACAGTCTGAATGCGAAGCTGGTTCAGGCCAACAGCAACCTGAACCGTCTGTCAGCCGCGTGGGATGGTTTCACCGGCAGGATGAAGGCGAAGGTACTGGGCAGTGATGCTGTCACCGCCTCCGTGGACTGGGCGACCGATGTCCTGACCGGTCAGCGCAGCAGTCAGCAGAAAACGGGTGACCGTCTGTCAGAGCTGCGCGGTTATCTGTATGCCCATCCGGAGCAACTGAAATCACTGACGTCCCGGCAAAGATACAATCTCGATAACAATATCGCGACATCAGATCTCCTGGAGATGCACACGCGTCTGTCCGGTCAGCGGTCCGACAGACTGAATGCGCTTACCACGATGCTGAATGACGATCTGTCGAAAGTTATGGTGTCTCCGGCCCTGTCACAGGTCACGTCACCACAAAAAAACGGTGCCGGTGGTCGTGATATCACCCCTGAACTGCGGGCGCATTTTGCGGCGCTGGAGAAGCAGTACAACCTGCCGGAAAACACGCTGTACGGTCTGGCCATGACGGAGTCTTCCGGGCGGGCGGATGCTGTCGGGCCGCTCACCCGTTACGGCACGGCAAAGGGGATGTTTCAGTTCATTGACCCGACGGCCCGGGAGTATGGCCTTTCCGGTATGGATGTATTCAACCCTTACCGGGCCTCGGAGGCAGCGGCCAGAAAACTGGCGGGGCTGATGGCGCAGTATGGTGGTGATATGCAGCGCGCCTTTCAGGCTTACAACTGGGGCGAAGGCAATATGAGCGCCTGGCTTCGCGGACAGAAGGGGATGCCACAGGAGACACAGACCTACTCGCCGAAGGTGTTCAGGTACATGTCGCAGGTATCCGGCGGCAGCATCATCATGCCGCAGTCCGGCAGTTCAGGGACTGACGTGCGGGATGAAATCAGTCGCGGTTTCAGCGAAAACAAAATCCGGCTGGACATTAACGTCACCAACACCGCCACGGGGCAGACAACCCGCCGGACGGTGAAGGGGGGCGCGGTGGTCACGGCGATGAATGTGTGAGGAGCAGAAGATGGGCATTATCACAGACGCGGTGTCATCCGCCCTGGGGCTGTCTTCCTCCGGCGGGTGGGAGTGGCAGTCGCATATTCACCAGGCGTCATTTTGTGGCGTGCCGTTCGGCGTGATTGCCGGAGAGGGGGTGTATGGTCGCCGGGTGGCGGTGCATGAATACCCGTACCGCGATACGGTCTGGGTGGAAGACCTGGGGCGCGCCACCCGGAAGTTCACACTGCGCGGGTTCCTGATACAGGACAGTCTGGTGTACAGCGCGGGGGATGTGTTCAGTCAGCGGGATGCCCTGGTGGCGGCCTGTGAAACATCCGGCGGAGGTCTGCTGGTCCATCCGACTCTGGGTGAGATGACGGTGTATGTCCCGGACGGCGGGCTGCGTATTGAGGAGGGCGTGGAGTCCGGGCGTGTGTTTTCGTTCACGCTCACGGTCATTGAGTCAGGGGAAAAAGCGTTTTCGCTGGTGACGGGGACAACCTCCACGTCATCGGAGACGTGGTATCAGACGCTGACCACAACGGCCACCGTGACGCTGGCGGCGATTACCGGTGAGATGAACAGTGTCACCGGCGCGGTAAAAACGATAAAGAGCACGGTGAGCGCGTGGAAGACGATATTTTCGCGGGCGGTGACATCGGTGACCAGCATGACCAGCACGGTGTCATCACTGTATGCCCCGGACAGTTACGGGCGTTACTGTCGGGGCAGTGACACGCCGTCGGGCAGCACGGCCTCGTCGCTTTCAACGTGGCTTGCCACCACGGATGCGGATGATGACAGTATCCTGGAAACCATTCAGGCCTGCTCCGTGCAGGACCGGTCGGCGGCGGAGTCGGCGACAGCGGTGCTGGAGGATATCACATCCGTGTCCGGTGCAGTGTCCGCGATACAGGCGGTCATTATCACTCTGGCGGAGGCCACGGGCAGCGACACGGAGAAAATCCGCGTCATGGCAGAGATTGCGTCGGCGGAAGACGGGAAGTATTACGAAGGGGAGGCGGCAAATGCCATCTCTGCGGCGGTGCAGGCCCTTATCCGCACACTGGGGGCCGGAGCGATGCTGTGGCGGCTGATGCAGTATTCCCCCCGTGGTCACGACGACGCGGTGTTGGTGATGCGGAAAGCCCGCACGGTGACGGAAACCGTCCTGCTGTTACTGGCTGACCGTACGGATGACGACAGTTATGACGCGCTGAATGCGCAGTACACGCAGTTTGTCACCCACTGGCAGACGAATTATCTGTCACAACAGGAGGTGATGAAGGTGACCAGCCGCTCACCGCAGCCGTCGCTGGCGCTGGCAAACCGGCTGTATCAGGACGCCGCGCGTGCGGACGAGCTGGTACAGGCGGTCTCTCCCGTCCATCCGGCGTTCATGCCGCTTTCCTTCACAGCGAGAAACACATGAGTACAACCACAGATGACACCCTGACGCTGAAGGTGAACAACACCGTCATGTCGGGGTGGAGCCATATCCGGGTGACGCGGGGTATTGAGCGCCTGCCGTCGGATTTTGAGCTTTCGCTGACGGACTGGTATCCGCAGGAGGGCTTTCAGCTGGCCCCGCCGGGGAGCAGCTGCACGATATCCATTGGTGATGACCGGGTGATGACCGGCTATGTCGACCAGTGGGTGAACACCCTGACGCCGCAGTCGCATGATATCCGGGTGACGGGCAGGGGAATGTGCCAGGACCTTGTGGACTGCGCAGCCTGGTGGGAGAACAACATGATAAAGGGCGGCGATGCGCTGGCCATCATCAGAAAACTGGCGTCGGTGTACGGCATCACGGTGACGACAGACATCGACAGTTTCACCACGGTGCCGGATTTTGTCATCAACTGGGGGGAGTCGTCGCAGCAAATCATCGACCGCATCTGCCGGTATGAGGGGCTGCTGTATTACGACCTGCCGGATGGCAGCCTGTTCCTGACGCGGGCAGGAACGGCGTCGGCAGCCAGCGGGGTGACGCAGGGGGTGAACCTGCAGAAGGCGGAGTACACACGAAGCATGAATGAACGGTTTTCGGAATACACCGGCCTGTCGGTGTCGGTAAACAGCCTCAGCGAGCTGTCACCGGCATCCGGTTATGACAGCGTGCTGCTGGCGACGGCCCGTGACCCGGAAGCCGTCAGTATGCGCACCCGTCGTCACGTGACGATAGTGGAGAGCACGCTGATGACGACGGGGTGCGCACAGCAGGCGGTGAACTGGGAGATGAACCGGCGCTACGGGCGTTCAGTGTCCCTGAATGTGACGGTGGACAGCTGGCGTGACAGTGCGGGGGCGCTGTGGCAGCCCAACACCTTTGTGCCGGTGAGCATACCGGCACTGAGGGCGGACAGTCTGAACTGGCTGGTCTCTGAGGTGACGTTCAGCCGTGACGATGAGACGGGGACCACGGCATCGCTGGTCCTGATGCCGCCGGAGGCGTTCAGCGTGCAGCCGTACCGTTTTTATTCCGGCGTGGCCGGAAGGGATGTGTCGTCATGAATCCTGTACAGGTGCTTTTTCGCCGTCTGGTGTCACTGCTGAGTGTGGGGCGCGTGACGGCGGGTGATGACAGCGGTGTGGTGCAGACAGTGCAGGTGCAGAGTCCGTCAGAGGTACGCAGCGACACGCCGGTTCTTCAGCAGTTTGGTTTTTCCTCGGTGCTGCCCGACGGAACGGATGTGGTGGTACTGAGTCTTGCCGGTAACCGCAGCAGCGCGGTGGTGGTGGCGTCCGGCCATCAGTCATACCGGATTAACGGTCTGAGCAGCGGTGAGGTGGTGGTGTACAACCAGTGGGGGCAGTTCGTCCGTCTGGGTGAGGACGGGATTGTGGTGGAGGCCGCCGGGCAGCCGGTGACGGTGAACAGTGCCACCACGCTGAAGGTGACGGCGACGGACGGGGTCACCCTTGAAACGCCGTCGCTGAAGGTGACGGGGGATATCACGGACAACTGTGAAACCAACAGCACCACGCTGAAGGCGCTGCGGGAGGCATACAACATCCACACCCACCCGGTCAGCGGTGTGGAGAGCGGCGGCAGCGCGGTGACAAGTCAGGCAACCACGGAGACGGTGTGAGATGAGCGATATCACGCTTTTGTACGATGAAGAGGTGCTGCGGTGCGACTGGTCCGTGGGCACAGGTGACATTGTCTGCGGAAATGATTTGCAGACGGCCATTCTCATCAGCCTGTTCACGGACAGGCTGGCGGATGCATCAGATGAGACGGATGACGGCAACCGGCGCGGATGGTGGGGTGACCTTGAGCAGGACTACCGGGTCGGCTCCCGGCTGTGGCTGCTGCGCAGGCAGAAACTGACCACACAGGTGGCGCTTAAGGCGGAGGCATACGCCCGGGAGGCGCTGCAGTGGCTGAAGGATGACGGCGTGGTGGCCTCGCTGGATGTGGAAGCGTGGATAGTGCCGCCGGACCGGCTGTACATGACCATTGCATACCAGCGTCCGGATGCGGACACGACGGAATACCAGAAATTTTACCGGGTGTGGGAGGTATGAGATGCCGTTTGAGCGTCCCGGATTAAGCGAACTGCGTGAGAAAAGCCGGTCGTATGTGACCGGCCAGCTGGATGAGGCCGGTGCCCTGCTACGGTTTTCCACGCTGGGGATTCTGGCGGATGCCGTGGCGGGCATGACGCATCTGCATTACGGCTATCTTGACTGGATAGCGCAGCAGTGCACACCGGCCACGGCCACCGGGGAGTATCTGGCGGCGTGGGGGGCACTGAAGGGCATCATCCGCAGGGCAGCAGTGGCGGCCACCTGTGAGGCGGTGCGCTTTACGGGCACACCGGGCAGCACGGTGTGCGCGGAGGCGGTGCTGAACCGTGCGGACGGGTATCAGTACACGCTGGATGAGGATGTGAGCATTGACAGTGACGGCAGCGGCACGGGGAGTATCACGGCGGTGCTGCCGGACCCGACGGATGACCGCACCGGCGGTGGTGATGACGGTAACGCGGATGCCGGAACGACCCTGACACCGGATGTCACCTGGTCAGGCATCGACTCAACGGTGACGATGGTGAGTGCCGCCACCGGCGGCAGTGACACTGAGGATGAGGAAGCGTACCGCCAGCGCGTGCTGTATGCGTACCAGAACCCGCCTCAGGGCGGGGCGGCGGCGGACTATGTGCAGTGGGCGCTGGAAGTTCCCGGTGTGACCCGCGCATGGTGTGTGAACCGTGCGCTGGGGTTCGGGACGGTGGGTGTTTACATCATGACGGACGGAGATGATGAAGACAACGCCGGGGGCTTTCCTGACGGCACGGACGGGGTGGCAACGGATGAGGACTGGACGGACCGGAAAGCCACGGGGGTGCAGCTGACGGTGGCGGACCATATCCGGCAGTACCAGCCGGTCACAGCGGTGGTGTACGTGATGTCGCCGGTGGCCAGAAGCATTGATTTTGAGATACAGGGGCTGAGCAGTGCCACGGCGGCACTGAAGGCACGGGTGGAGAGTGCCATCAGCGAGGTGCTGTACAACGTGGGTGAACCGGACGGCAGCGGGGTGATTCACCTTTCAGACCTCTGGTACGCCATTGCGGACACAGAGGGGACAGACGGGTTCATTCTGGTGTCTCCTGACAGCAACATCACGCTGTCGCAGGGAGAGCTGCCGGTGACCGGAACGATAACCTGGGCAACATGAGGAAAAAGATGAGTCGTTTTTCACATGATGACTACACGCGCGCGATGCTGAACCTTCTGCCGTCAGGGATTGCCTGGAGCCGTCTGCCTGACAGTGTGCAGCACAGGCTGATACGCGGACTGGCACAGGCGTACCGGCAGAGTGACGCTGATGCGTGCGCACTGATAACGGGCGCCTTCCCGGAAACGGCGGATGCGCTCACTGATGAGTGGTATGCCTCGCTGGGGCTGAATGATGAATGCGGGACGCAGGCATCCACCACAGACCCGGCGCAGGCCAGAAAATTCATTCTGGCGAAACTGCTGTCGACAGGCGGGCAGAGTGTGGCGTATTTCACGGAGCTTGCGGCGACGATGGGGTACAGCATCACTATCCGTGAGTACCGCACACCACTGTGCGGATTTTCGTGGAGCGGGCATCTGCTGAGTGACGACAACCGGTTTAACTGGACCGTGGTGGTGGCCCCGCCGGGGGATGAGGTGACCACCTCACGGGCGTACCTGGAGTGCCTGTTTCGTCGTTATGCCCCGGCGCATACGCTGGTGACGTTTGAGTGGCAGTCATCGTACAGCGCCGCCCTGAGCATTGCGTGGGACAACATCACACACGTTCTTTCCGGTGCGCTCACGGCAGATGAGGGGGTGGTGGTGTCGGGGGGGACGGTGAATGTTGTCATCAAATCCGCGTCGGGACAGCGGTATGTGGCGACAGTGACAACGGACAGTGAAGGGCACTGGTCGTATGAAATGGAGGATGATGATTTTGCGAACGGCTGGTATTCGGCGTATGCAGAGGCTGCCGTTGATATGCCGGATGACGTGACAGTACCGGTACGCAGTGAGGTGATAAATCTGCGGAAAATCGTGAGTGTGCGCGGTGTGAACCTGTCGGTCACTGAGCTGGAGCTTGATAATGATGAGCATGTCGCGGTTGCGGTGAATGTCTGGCCGGAGAATGCTGAAGACCGGAGCTGGACTGTGACGGTCAGCGATGAAAGCGTGGTGTCGGTGGTGGTCAACAGCGACAGTTCACTGACCGTGTGCGGGGTGAGCGAAGGTGATGCGGTGGTGACGGTGACGACAAATGACGGCGGACACACGGCAACATTACAGGTCAGCTGTTACGTGCCGGCGGTTTTTGATTCGGTCTGTGCTTCATCGTCAAAAGCGCTGGTCAGTGTTGCTGATGTGGTGAACTGTCGTGTCAGCTTCGGCGACGGATATGTTGCTGCGGACCAGCTTGAAACGACAACCAGCGGGGGCTGGGCGAATATCCTGTTACCCGACTCACTGGCAGACGGGGAGCTCCGGACAATCAGGGTGAGAACGGCGGGGAGTGTCAGGTTCAGGGTGTACGGGTACAGCAGCACGGCTTACAACGACCTGGTCAGACTACGTCAACTTCCGGCGGGACAAAAATCCTGTAGCTACCTTGCGAGTAATACCCCCAGTCTGGTGAGTATTGACAGCGGCGCATTCCGTTTTTGCAAAAACGCTACGGCATTCGACAGTGCATTTTACCGGTGTAAAGGACTGACTGCGATACCTCCGGGGCTGTTTGCTGAGTGCGCCAGCGCCACGACGTTCTATCAGGCATTTTACGAATGTACGGGACTCACTGCAGTCGGTGACAGCGCGTTTGCCGGCTGCACAGGCGTAACGACTTTTCGTCAGGCGTTTTACGGCTGTACCGGGCTGAGAGCGGTGGGTGAGAGCGTGTTTGCCGGGTGCACCGGTGCCACGACGTTTGAGGATACCTTTTATGGTTGTACCGGACTGAGCGCCGTGGGGGACCATGTGTTTGCCGGGTGCACCAGTGCGACAACATTTTACAGGGTCTTTTATAACTGCAGGGAACTGAGCACGGTGGGTAACAGCGTGTTTGCCGGATGTGCCAGTGCCACAACGTTTTTGCAGGCCTTTTATGGCTGCCAGGCGCTGACATCATTAGGTCAGGGGATATTTGCAGACTGCACCGGGGTGACGACATTCCTCCAGGCTTTTTATAACTGCAGGGGACTGACGGCATTGCCGGAAGGGATGTTTGACAGCTGCACTGCCGTGACCACGTTCAGTAATGCCTTTTATGGCTGCACGGCTCTGACAGCAATACCGGAAGGGTTGTTTGACAGTTGTACCGGGGTGACGACATTCAACCGGACGTTTTATGGCTGCGCGGCCCTGACAGCGATACCGGCAAAATTGTTCGCAAACTGCACAGAGGTTGCGACGTTTGAGGGGGGGTTTTCGGGATGCTCGGGGCTGGTAACGATACCGGCAGGGTTATTTGAAAAACTCACCAGTGTCACGACGTTTGACAGCGCGTTTTACGGGTGCAGAGCACTGACAACAGTGGGTGACAGAGTATTTGCTGGTTGTACAGGTACCACAACATTCGCAAGCTTATTTGAAGGTTGCACCGGACTGGTCACGATACCGGCTGACGTGTTTGCTGGTTGTTCGGGTGTCAGATCGTTTTACCGGTCGTTTTTGGGGTGTACAGGACTGGCAATGGTCCCCCCGGAATTGTTTGCAGATTGTACCGGAGCCACGACGTTCTATACGACATTTTACCGTTGTACCCGTCTGTCGGAAGTTCCTGCAGAGTTGTTTTCCGGTTGTACCGGAGCAAAGTCTTTCTATAAGACTTTTGGCGAATGTACCGGGTTGTCGGAGGTACCGGCCAGATTATTTGCAGACTGTACCGGTGCCACGACGTTTGAGGGGGTGTTTTCGGGATGCCGGGGGCTGACAACGATACCGGCAGGGTTGTTCGCTGACAGCGCCAGTGTCACCACTTTCTTTGAGGCGTTTTACGAATGCACGGGCCTGACCGCGATACCGTCAGGATTGTTTGCAGACTGTGTAAGTGTGACAACCTTCAGGCGGACCTTTTACGGTTGTTCCGGGCTGAGAACGCTGGGCGACAATGTGTTTGCCGGTTGTGTCAGTGCCACAACGTTTGAAGACACCTTTTATGGTTGTGCCGGGCTGACAACGGTGGGAGACGGCGTGTTTGCCGGATGTACCAGTGTTACGACGTTCTACCGGGCGTTTTACGGCTGTACGGGGCTGACATCCATAGGAGAGGGAGTGTTTGCAGGTTGTACTGCTGTGACGACGTTCAGTAGTGCTTTTTATAACTGCAGGGGACTGACGGCATTGCCGGAAGGGATGTTTGACAGCTGCACTGCCGTGACCACGTTCAGTAGTGCTTTTTATGGCTGTACGGCTCTGACAGCGATACCGGCAGGGCTGTTTGACAACTGCGTCTCTGTGACGACGTTCAGTTATGCCTTTGGCGACTGTGTGAGACTGAAGGCGCTGCCTGCCGGGCTGTTTGAAAACTGTAGTCGTGTGACGACCTTCTTCCGGACGTTTTATGGCTGCACGGAACTGGTAACGGTGGGTGAAAGGGCGTTTGCAGGCTGCAGCAGTGCATCGACGTTCGAAGGCACATTTTACGACTGCACGAAGCTGACAACGCTGGGAGACAGTGTATTTGACGGATGTACAGGTGTGACGTCGTTCTATCAGACTTTCAGTGGCTGCACGAAGCTGACAGCAATACCTGCAGGGCTGTTTGACAGCAGCCACGGCGTGACAACCTTCTACCGGACATTTTACCGGTGTGCCGCCCTGACGACGGTGCCTGAGGCGGTATTTGACCGTTGTGTCAGCGCAGGGTCTTTCCAGGATACGTTTTTCGGCTGTACGGGGCTGACGATGTTACCTGCAGGATTGTTTGATAACTGTAACCGTGTGACGTCGTTTTACCGGACGTTCCGGGGCTGTACAGGTCTGAAGACACTGCCGGAAGGGTTGTTTGACAACAACACTGCTGTGACCACGTTCAGTCAGACTTTTTACGGCTGTACGGGGCTGGCGGTGCTGCCTGCCGGGCTGTTTGAAAACTGTACCGGAGTGACATCGTTCTATCAGACCTTTGATGGTTGCACGGGGCTGATGACGATACCAGACGGACTGTTTGCAGGACTCGCCAGCGTCACAACATTCAGAGAGACCTTTAACGGTTGTACGGGGCTGACCACTGTGGGCGACGGCTTGTTTGCGGGGTGCGTCAGTGCGACGACGTTTGAGGGCACCTTTTACGGTTGCACAGGGCTGGAGAGTGATGTGAATGACATTCTCCCGGCGGAAGAGTACCCGCAAATAACCAGTGTGTACCGTTGTTTTTACAACTGCCGGTCATTGCAGGGAAGCGGATGTGCGCTCATTGAGAAGTTGCCTGGCGTGACGAGTTACGCGGATGCGTTTTATAACTGCGTATCCCTGAGCGATTTCAGCATCTTGTCTGAGCGTTATCCAGTCTGGGTTTAATAACAGGAGGATCCCGCCGCTCCGGTGGCGGGTAAGGAGATATGCGTGAAGAAAATATCTGATATCACACCGTATGTTGATGAAAACGACGAGTTCACTGACGGCGCGCCTGCCACAGGGCTGAAGCCAACGCCGTTGCTGGCGGCGTGGTTTAACCTCATTCAGCGGGAGCTGGTGAAGGTTGTGGAGAGTGCGGGGCTGACGCTGGATCCGACTGATGACACACAACTCTGGCAGGCGTTATCGAAATATTTTGCCTCACAGGAGAATGTGAACACCGCCATTGGTGCTCTGGGTACGATGGCCGGTCAGAACAGTGACGCGGTGAATATCACCGGCGGCGCGATAACAGGGACATCCCTCACGGGTGACCTGACGGGCAATGCGGATACAGCCACAAAACTGAAAACGGGCCGGACAATCCAGATAAATCTTGGCAGTACGGGTGCAGTTACTTTTGATGGCAGTGCGAATGTCACGCTGGGCGTGACCGGCACACTGCCGGTGAGCAGTGGCGGTACCGGGGCCACGACTGCGTCAGGGGCCAGAACAAATCTGGGGCTGGGAGATGTGGCAACCCAGGATCTGAGTACGCTCGATGCCCGTTACCTGCTGACGACGGGCGGTGTGTCGGCAGTGAGACTGAGTAGCGCCAGCTCATACACGCCTTCCGGTAACGAGGTGTCGTGGACCAGTAATCTCTCCTCCGGAAATGTGCTCACAGGTATTATTGTTCAGGAAACGGGATCAAATTCAGCAGATAACATTGGCGGAATTTATTACAGGCAGATTCAGTACTGCATAAACGGTACATGGATAAATGCGATATCACTGTAAAGGAGAGCACTAATGATAAACATCAAAAATTTCAGGCAATACACCCCGGAAAACCCGCCCGTGGCGTGGGCGACATATCTCATCAGCGAGGATGGTCAGGACTGGTATGAATGCCAGACGCAGTTTGCAGAGGATACATACAAAGTTGCGTATGACAGTGACGGTATAGTGCGCAGTATTTCGACCGATGTGTCGGCACTTTGTCCTGTCAGTCTGAGTGTTGCTGAGGTTGAGTCGCTGCCGGACGGTGCGGATATCGACGGCAACTGGGTGTTCGACGGGGAGAGTGTGGTTGCGCGAACGCTGACAGCAGCGGAGTGGCAGGCAAAGGCGGAATCGCAACGAAGCGCATTGATATCGGATGCGAAGGAGAGAATCAGCCTCTGGCAGTCAGAGCTTCTGCTGGACATCATCACTAATGATGACAAGGAAAGCCTGACGGAATGGCTGGCTTACATAAAGGCGCTTCAGGCGCTGGATTTAAGTGGTGTGACGGATGAGGCGAGCTACAACGCGACAGTCTGGCCGGACGAACCTAGAGTCACGTCATAAAGGCTACTGAGAAGCTTTTTTGCTTCAGTGAAACAAAATATTGGCTACTGTAGCATCGTGTTTAAAGAAAACCGGCATGGTTCATGCCGGTTATATCAAAGTACGATATAAAATAAGTATAAAAGGATTTCAGGAGAGACAAACTAACCAAAAGGCATATTTGAATCAAGTATATACCTGTGTATTGTTATTAATTTATCGTTTCGTGATTTTTTATGACCTATTTATACATATAAGAGTTAACTTTGACTCTCAGTGTGTTTTTGTAACCATTTTTTTATTATGGTATTTACTTCTTTTGCATGAGTGACATTCAATGCATGATTGGCGTCAGGTATAATCGCAAGCTCAGAGTGCGGGATCATTTTGTGCATTTCAAGAGCTTTCTCCGGTGGTATTCCTGTATCGACGGATCCATGAAGAATCAGTGTGGGCGCTTTGATCGTATGAACTTTATCTGAAATATCGTCTCGCTCCAGCATTGCATTCATAGCTGGTTTGATGTTTTCAGGTTTATGACGTAGCCATACTTGTCTCCATATCTCTGCTTCAGAGATATTCTTTCCAAAGAAAACGGGTAATAATGAGGATATTATCTCTTCTTTTATGAGTGAGTTATGCCATCCATTACATAGTTCCATATAACTGGATGCAATTTCTGGCGGGTCCTGCTCGACCTGAGTTGCCATAAGGATTAGTCCTGACAAACGCTCTGGATGTGACAGGGCAAATCGTAATGATATATACCCCCCCATCGACATCCCCCTAAAATAAACTTATCCAGTTGTAGTGAGTCTGCGACGTTTACAATGTCATCAACGATGTCATAGAGCGAGAATGGCTCAGTTTTTTCGGAGGTGGCATCGAAACCCCGAACATTAATGCAAACAACTCTATGTTTTTCTTTTAGTTCGTCAAACTGGTATTTGAACATTTCATTATTCATGAAAAATCCATGAACGAATATGATAGGGGGATTGTTTTTATTTGTTTCAGTGTATCCAGAGTCAGTAAACGTAAAATTCATGAGTACTCCGTTATTTAGACAGTTATGTTGTACATTTGACTAATGATAGCGAAGAGCTTTATTGACCTGCTGAACAGAAATCCACTTGTCAAAAACCTTCTGAAGTTTATCTACCAAGATGGAGATAATCTTGTCAAGTATTCGTTAGGGTATAAAAGCATGGGTTTAATAGTAAATCTAAGACTTTTACGTGCGACAACACGCCTCATACGTGTTGTGTTTTGTCGCAGTTTGTTCTTAAATTCTCGCAAATCATTTCCCTCTAATTTGAAGTAGTGCCTCCCACAAACAAACCGCTCAGAGTTACGGGTGTAATTGACTTTGATGTTGTTGATCTTGGCACCTAAAGCTGATCCAAAAGTTCGGTGGTGATAACAGGAATCTGGTTATGGATGAGCGGGGATATGGTTTCAACAGAGATTTGAGTTGTCATAATGACGTCCTCTAGTGGTTTCTAAACTTAAACTATCACCACCGTCAGGTTCCAATCATCGGGTGGAGAGACGCACAGGGTTGGAACTACCGGGAAACCGACCGACGAGCTTTTCAGCTCCCCCATGCGCCCCACAATAATTCATATGTGCGCGTGCATACGAGAAAAAACACTTGTTATATCTGCTAAAGCTGCATCAGCCTTTCCACCAGTTGTTCTTTACGGGCAACGAGCCAGCCGTGTTGCTCCAGATAAAATTTAAACCGTTCCAGAGTGCATACCATCGCATCGGCGGGGACTTTTTCTGTGAACTCTACCTGACCGTGTTTATCAAAGTGGATCAGTAATGCGCATCCATCATTTGGGGTGGGTGAGTTTTGTGTTGCTGGTGGTTGTTTTTGGCTGAAATAACAGTCTTCCAGTTTTTCGAACACTTCCCATGCCTGATCGGTTTCGAGCATTTTGGCATGGCGGGCTGCGCCACGTTCTGTCCAGAGGATAAGGGAACGGGCATTTTTACCAACTAACCCGATTGTTTCGGGTCTGTTCTTAAACTCGCGTAATTCGTTTTTTTCAATTTTAAAGTAATGCTTTCCTACCACGAATCGCGTCGTGTTGTTCAGAAAGTTATCAGAAATGTTTTTGATTTTTGTTCCGTATAACTGCGCCAGAAGTTCAGTTGTAATAACGGGGACCTGGTTGTGGGTGATTGCAGGAAGAGTGTCGACAGAAATTTGAGTGGGCAT